TGCTCCGTACAACGACAATCTGTTCTTGGTGGGACCTTATCCCGATCAGCAGTATTATGTCGAGATCGTAGCCACGTACCGCCCGGCAAGCTTGTCGGATACTAATAAGACGACGTTCATCAGCTTATATCTGCCGGACGTGTTTATCATGGCTAGCATGGTGTACGTGTCGGCTTATCAGCGTAACTTTGGTCGTCAGTCCGATGACCCGCAGATGGCGCAGTCCTACGAGGGGCAGTACCAGACGCTGCTCAAGGGTGCGGCTGTCGAAGAAGCCCGCAAGAAATTCGAGTCCACTGGTTGGACTTCTCAGTCGCCGTCCCCGATCGCCACGCCTTCGAGGGGTTAATGAATGCCCCACGCTAGTGTTAAGCTTCTTCCCGGCGTCGATCAGAACAAAACACCGGCCCTCAACGAGGCGGGTATTTCGTCGTCTCAGCTTGTTCGATTCATCCCGGACAAGACTCTGGGCGGGCTTATCCAGAAATTGGGTGGGTGGCAGAAGTACTATACTGACCCGATTGGTTCGATCATTCGTTGTCTGTGGGCTTGGGAAGACACCAACGCCAACTCGTACTTGGCTGTGGGCGCAGAAGAGACGTTAGGGGTCATCAAAGACTCCGCCCTTAACGACATTACCCCGCAAACCACGACGGTTAGCGCTACTCCTGACTTTACCACTACAGTAACTACTCCCCCGAACAACACGGTCAACGTGGTTGACGATTCGGGGACTTTGGTCGACCAATACGACGTTGTGTATATCAAAACGCAAGTTAGTGTTGGCGGGTTGATTCTATTCGGGCTCTATCCGTGTAGCGGCGTCGGCACCAGCAACTACAGCATTAAAGCGTACAATGTTATCGGTGAGCCCGATTACCCGTCTTCCGCGGTCACTAGCGGCGGCGTTGTTCCGTTGTTCGACACCACGACTGACAGTGCGGAAGTAGTGGTTACTTTGCCCGACCACAACTATTTTGTGGGTGCTACTTTCCCGATTCTTGTGCCGGTAACGGTTGGTGGCATTACACTTTACGGTAACTATACCGTGGTTGCCGTCTCTCTTCCGGACGAATTTACAATTCGAGCCGCCAACACTGCAACGTCTTCCGCCAGCGTTTATATGAACGGCGGCGACGTCCTGTTCGAGTATTACAACAACATCGGCCCCCTTCCTCCTAACTCCGGTTATGGCACCGGTGGCTATGGTGAGGGCGGTTATGGTGCGGGTCCCGCCCCAGCGCCTTCGGGCGCGGGTATTCCAATCACCGCGACTGACTGGACGTTAGACAATTGGGGCGAGATCCTGATTGCCTGCCCGCACAACGGCCCCATCTACCAATGGTCGCCGTCGGTAAACGACCCCGTGGCTTCGATTATTGCGGGTGCCCCTCCGATCAACAGTGGTATGTTCGTGGCGATGCCACAACGCCAGATTGTGGCATTTGGGTCCACGTTTACCGGTATTTTGGATCCGCTACTTATTCGTTGGTCAGACGTTAACGATTTCACCGTCTGGTATGGAACGGTGTCTAATCAAGCGGGTTCATACCGCATCCCCAAGGGGTCGAAAATCGTGCAAGCGATTCAAGGCCCGCAACAGGGTCTGGTGTGGACCGACCTTGGCGTCTGGGCGATGCAGTATGCCGGTCCTCCCTACGTTTATCAGTTCAACGAGTTAGGCAATGGTTGCGGCCTTATTGGGCACAAAGCTGCCGGTTCGATGAACGGTGTCGTGTACTGGATGGGCCAAAGCCAGTTCTTCAAGCTCTCCGGGGCTGGCGTTGAGCCCATTCGTTGCCCGATCTGGGACGTCGTTTTCCAAGACCTCGATACGTCTCCCGACGCTCTCAATAAGATCCGTTTTGGCGCTAATTCACGGTTCGGTGAGATTCGTTGGGAATTTCCGACTAAGGGAAATAACGGCGAAGTTAGCCACTACATCAAGTACAATATCCTGCTGGACACGTGGGATTTCGGGCAAGACACTGCGCAAAATCCATACGTGGCGCGTACCGCGTGGATTAACGAGAGCGTTCTTGGACCGCCGATCGGTGCCGGTCTTAACGAGTACATTTATCAGCACGAAACGTCGACAGACGCCGACGGCGCGGCAATGTACTCAAGCTTCCAGACTGGTTACTTCACAATGAGTGAAGCCGACGTTAAAATGTTCGTCGATCAGGTCTGGCCCGATATGAAGTGGGGGTACTATGGCGGTGATCAAAACGCCACGGTTAACCTCACTTTCTATTACACGGACTATGCTGGCGAACCGCCTAACTACTCCGCGACTTTCCCACTAACGCAGTCGCAAAAGTACGTTACTCCTCGTTTCCGTGGTCGATTGACGTCCATTAAGCTAGAAAGTAGCGACATCGGAACATTCTGGCGTATCGGTAATATTCGATACCGGTTTCAACCGGACGGGAAATTCTAATGGCTTCGCTGGACGACATCCTTACCACTCAGAAGAACGGCGTGGTTGCCATCAACGGGTACACCAATGCCCTGTTGCGTGGTCAGGGTTATTACACGTCTGCAACCGTAACCGGAGCTACATTGGTTGTGCCGGGCCGTGGTTACTTAGTGTCTTGGACAGTTGTGGTAGCTGGCACTGGTTCTGGAATGATTTACAATTACAGTGCTGCAAGCGGGTACTCAGCCGCAAACGCTCTTTGCCCGACTGGTACCACCCTTGGTGTTCAACCGGCGGGGTTAGTGTTTACCAACGGTCTAGTAATCGTGCCGGGCACTGGCCAATCAATCAACGTTACGTACTCGCTGGGATAACGCCATGCCTCTGATCAAAAGCGCGTCTAAAGAGGCCGTCTCTAAAAATATTTCGGAGATGGTGCACGCTGGGCATCCGCAGAAACAGGCGATTGCTGCGGCGTTGAACGTGGCCCGCAAAGCCCGTAGCAAGCACGCTGATGGTGGCGTTCCGTTAGAGCTTGCCAAAGGCGGCGAGGCCACTAAGCAGCATTGCGGGCCGATTCACAGTATGGTAGCAGGTCGTACTGATCACTTGCCGATGCACGTTCCATCGGGGTCGTACGTCATCCCAGCCGACATCATTTCGGCAATGGGCGAAGGCAATACGATGGCGGGGTTCCGCATCGCGAAAGAGATTTTCGGTGACGTTGGTAGTGAGGCCATGGCTAGGGGTGGTTCTACCATTCCGCCGGTTCCTATCATCGCTGCTGGCGGCGAATACGTTGTCCATCCGGACGACGTGCGTAACTTGGGCGACGGCGATCTTGATGAGGGGCACAAGATCCTTGACGCCTTTGTGAAGAAGATGAGGGCCAAAACGGTCCAGACTCTTCGGAAGTTACCCGGCCCCAAGAAGGACTAAACATGTCTGACCTATCCGTGAGGATCGGAAAACCGGAAGACGTACACGACATTATGGATTTGGCTCTGTCGGCTTGCGACGAAAACGGGTTCGTAGAGCCAAACCCGGCGAAATTGTTGAATGAAATATGGCCTGCACTCAACTTGCACTTTGGTCTGGTAGGGGTTATTGGGCCCGACGGCGGTAAGCCGGAAGGGGCAATACTTCTTCGGATCGGCACTATGTGGTATAGTGATAACGAGGTGCTTGAAGAGAAGGCCATCTTCATTCATCCAGAATATCGAAGCGCTAAAGGGGGAAGGGCGCGTCGTTTATGCGAATTCTCTAAGCAGGTGGCCGACACGTTGGGCATCCCCTTGATTATCGGCGTGCTTTCCAATAATCGAACGGAAGCTAAGGTTCGCCTCTACGAGCGCCAATTTGGTAAACCGACTGGCGCGTATTTCTTATACAACGCTCGCACGGGCGGGTGGAAAGACGCTGCGGAGTAGCTAGTATGGGCAAGAAGACGACAACCTCACAGCAGTCGGTATCCATTCCGCCAGAGGTTATGGCTCGATACAACGCGGTGAACGCCCGCGCAGAGGATGTCGCTTCTCGCCCGTTTATGGCGTACTCTCAGGACCCGAACGCGTTTGTGGCGGCTCTCACGCCGTCGCAACAGGCGGGTATTGAGAACATCAATGCGGCGGCTGGTATGTCTCAGCCGTCGTATGCCGCCGGTCAGAATATGATTCTGGGCGGTCTTAGCACGGGTGCACCCTTGGTGCAGACTGGCCTTGGTCAAGGTCAGGGTCTTACTCAGAGCGCTCTTGACATTGGCGGTCAATACGGTCAAGAGGCCAAGAGTGCGATTGGCGCGGGCATGGGTCCGGTTAACGCTGAGCAGTTCTCTGGTGCGCAGATCGACAAGTACATGTCGCCCTACCTTAGCAAGGTGGTAGAGGCGCAGCAGGCGCTCCAGCAGCAGGAAGCCGCACAGCAGCGTTCGGCACTCACCGGTCAGGCTATTGCGGCTGGTGCATTCGGTGGCGATCGTGGTGGTATTGCTCAGGCGAACCTCGCCCGCCAGCAGTCGCTTGCTAATCAGGCGACATTGGCCAATCTGCTGCAGGGTGGCTACGGGCAGGCTCTTGGAGCATTTCAGCAGCAGCAGGGTGTTAACCTTGCCGCCGGTCAGGCAAATCGCGCCGCCATGCAGAATGCGGCTAATCAGCTTGCCGCCCTTGGTCAGCAGCAGTACGCTCAGCAGTTGGGCGCGGGTCAGAACTTGTACCAGATGGGCCTTGGCGCGGGTCAGGCGCTGTTCGGTATGGGCAATCAGGCCGGTCAGGCATACGCCGGTCTTGGTGGTCAGGCCGAACAGCAGGCGCTTAATGCCGGTCAGGCTCAGATGGCGGCGGGCCAGATTCAGCAGCAAACCGATCAGGCTGCTCGCACCGCCATGTACAACCAGTTCCTGCAGCAGCAGGGCTACCCGTATCAGCAGGCGCAATTCTTGGCAAACGTGGCCATGGGCACCGGTGCACTGTCGGGTAGCACCACGACCACGACGCAACCTTCCGGGTGGTCGGATCGCCGCTTGAAAGAGAACATTCGCAAAGTCGGCAAGACCTACGACGGTCAGCCGATCTACGCGTATAACTTCAAGGGCGAAGACGTCGCCCAGCTTGGCCTTATGGCTCAGGAAGTCGAAAAGCACACCCCCGAAGCGGTGGGTTCGTCGCAGGGTTACAAGACGGTCGACTATAAGAAGGCCACTGAAGACGCCGCAGAGCGTGGCCATTTTGCGTCTGGTGGTCTTGTCCCGTCCAGCATGGGCGGCATTGTGAATCCGACCCTTGATGGTCGTGAGAATTTCGAGTGGGGCGGCGACACTGGATACAGTGGTGACACCGGTGCTCAGCCTGCGCAACCGGTTCAACCCGCGCAACCAGCGGCCCCCGCGCCAGACAATAACGCGCAAATCGGTAACTTTTATAC